TGCAAAACTCGCCAGTCGTGACGGGGTAGTGGTGGATGACGTTCTTGAAGTCGGGCAGCACGATGCTCGTGGCCGTACCGAACGCGCCGAGTTCCTCGTACATCGTGTGCAGGGCGCGGTAGGTGTTGGACTTCTGAAACACCAACTGCATGCGGCGCGTTACGTCGTCCAGCCACAACTTGACTGGCTGGTACGAGTTCAGTTCCGGGTCGGCGGTTGCCAAGCGGAACCATTGACGCGCTGGGCTCGTGGCGCCCGCCATCATGCCAGCGCCGAGCGTGCGCAGTGCGCGGGTGCCCGTGTTGTCGTAGATGTTGTTGTGCCGGCGCCAGCCCTTGTCGCGGTCCTGGCGGAAGTAGCGCCCGTTGCGCGGGAGCAGGTAGGTCGTGATCTCCTGCCAGTGCGAAAGCCACGACGCCCGCTCAGACTTGAGCTGCCCCCATCGCGTGAACAACTTGTCGCGTGTCGGTGCGCTTGGGTATGACTGTGCGTCGCTGGTGTATTCGCTCACGATTACCCTCCAAGGAGTGAACTGCGCCCGAGAGACAGATCCATCGGGTTGACGCCAGTCGGTCCGGTCAGCATGGTGCTGCTCGGTCCGCCCCCTGCGCCCTCAGCCGCGCCTTCCATGATTGCCGACATATTGGGCTGCCGACGGTTGGCTGCTGCCATACGCTGCGCACTGCGGCGCTGTTGCGATGCGGCCTGCGCGGCGGCCTGGTTCTGAGCCTGACGCTGCTCGCCGAGTGCCTGTTCCTGCGCCTTATTGGCACGCTCACCTGAAGAGATCGCGTACCCAGTTCCTGCCATCGCTGCCGTTGCTGCCGCCATTGCGGCAAGGGTGCTAATCGCTGCCATGTCAAATCTCCTTGGAATGCATCCGTTCGGTCAGAGTGTAACCCATGATGCCGAGGATTCTTGCGGCAGGTGTCTCATCTCGCCCATTCATCACGAGATCGCTCATCGCCACGTACTTCAAACCGCGTTGCTTGGCCTCTCCCTCAAACGCCTGCATGAGCCTGATGCCTGCCATGCCACGATGCGCAGGGTCAACCCACCACGCGAGCTCAACGGCGGTCTGAACGTGCGGCGCAAACCAGAGCGGGCCGACCACGCCAAGGATGCCGCCGATGATGCGCTCGCCGTCGAGCGCAACGAACGACACGCCACAGTCAACGACCGCGCTTATACCGTTCGCTAGTTGCTCGTCGGTTAGATGGTCGTTCAACGTCCTGTACTCGCTGAACTGGATGAACTGCCTGCCCATCGTCAGCATCGCAGGAACGTCATCGCGGGTTGCTAGTCGGATCATTCCATGCCCTCGTATGGGTCGTAGTCTCCTGGCCGAGTGTCGATGCGGTCGCGCACCTCGCGTGGGAGCTGCTTGCCGACGGGGAACGCAAACGTCAGCGCTAGCGCGTCGGCGATGTCCGGGCTCGCCCCACCCTGTAGCCGGCGCTTGATCTCGTCTTTGGACTCAAGCACCCGTCTGCCGTTGCTGTCGTACGAGTACGTTGGGGTGGCGAGTTCGGCCTTCAGGAACGGGTCGTTGGGGATCGAGCCGCCCTGCTCGAGCCATTCCCGCATCGTCCACCACATCTCGGTGCGCCTGTTGACGAACAGGCCGGGGTTGTTGGGCTTGCCGCCGAAGTTCACTTCCACGATCCCATAGCCCAACTGTCGCAGGCGGTCGATCACGCCTGCCCCGCCGCCGACGTCGATGAACACGCCGTCCGGGTCGCGCTCCTCGATGACGTTGGCTACCCGACCTGCCAGGCTCATGTTGTCGATGCCTCGGTAAATCTGCGGCTCGAACGCTACTAGCCCTTGGCGCAGCATGATGACGCTACGGTCATCACCGAACCGGGCCGGGTCAACGCCGACAACGAGCGGCGCGTCAATGATGTCGCCGTCTGAGTATCGGCGCCGTGCCGCTGACTCAGCGTCGGACAGCGTAATGAGCTGATCGTCGCCGGCTGCGCTGAAGTCGCACAGGTACTCGCGTGCGAACGCCGACTCTGGCATGTCGCGGCGCAGGCGCTTGACCTCGTCACGGTCGATGGCGTCCGTATCATCGACGGTATAAAGGGCAGACCACCAGTCCTCGAGGCCGTTGGAGCGGTAGAACAGCTCGCTGAACAGGTTGATGCCAGACGGCGTCCCAATGAACATCGCCCAGCCCTTGCGGTCGGACAGGGCAGGCTGCACGATGTCGGTCCAGACCTCGGGCTTGATCTGCGCGACCTCGTCAATCACGCAGCCGTCGAGACGGACGCCGCGCAGGGCGTCGGGGTTGTCGCCGCCGAACAGGCGGATGGTCGCGCCGTTGTGTTTGAACACGACGGCCAGATCCACCTCGTTGATGTCGATGGCCCCGGTTGTGCGCATCGGGCGAAGCTTGTCCTTCAGACGCGCCCAAGCGATGGCTTTGGCCTGGCGAAGGAACGGAGCGATGTACACGTAGAACCCGAGCGGCTGCTTGCATTTCAGAGCCTTGTCAAGAAGCTCCATGATGGCAAGTTCCGTCTTGCCAGCACGTCGGTGCAGCGCGAGAACGGTGAACCTCTTGCGCTTCAGGTGACATTCCCGCTGCCATTGCCGCGGGTTGTAGTCAAGACTTATCGGCACTTGGCACGCCCGTGATGACGGTCAGGTTCACGCCGCCGGCATGGTCCACGCCGACCTTGTCGCCGTACTTCTTGGGGTTCCACTTGGCGAGGAGCTTGAGCCGCGTCTCAACCTGGAGGCGACGCCATGCGACCTCGACCTGATCGGCTGGCTTGGTGTCGGCCAGTTCCTTGCACTCGTCGGCGATCACGTCATGCCCGTCCTCACGCGCCTGCGCGATGCGTAGGTCAAACGCTGAATCTTTGGCCCTCCAGTCGTAGACCACGGTGAAATGCGGCTTGCCTTCAAGTCTGCACCATTCCCGCAGCGGCTTGCCAGCGGCCAACCATGCAACGAGTTCGTCGGCTAGGTCTTGAGGGACGGGCTCTGGCGGTCGGCCTATCGGGCGCGGCGCTTGGCTGCCTTCGCCTTGTCCGCCCGCACGAACTTCTTTGCGACGGACATAGGGACGCCGACCTTCTTTGCGAACGACCGGGAGTGCGCTGCCGCCTGCATCAGGCGCTTCTGTGCGGGTGATTTGCTTGGCATCAGGTTTCATTCTTGTATGAAAGATGGATTTCCAGTCCAACGGATTCGGCGATGGCGATTGCGCTGGCGAGGTTGCATCCCTTGCGGCGGATCTTTGGTGCGTCAGAAAGCAGGCACCGCACGTTGTGTGCGGCCATGCGGTCTTCGGCGTCCATGCGGACAGCCAGCGCGTTGGTGACCTGTCCGGTCTGTGCCATGTGCTCGCGCACGGCGGCCTTCCAGTCATCGAAGCTTCGTACGATCATGGCGTGATTATATCAGTCCTTGGTGCTGTTTATTCCGAAATCTTGGATAGTTGCCGCCCAGACCAGCCGGGGTGTGCCTGGCCCCATCCAGCGTGCCTCGATTTCGTCGGTGACGAAGCACCGTGCCTCGACCTGGGTCATGCCCTGATCGTCGCGTAGGCGGGCTGCGATCATGTCCGCGCTGTAGACGACCACGGGCGGCCCTGCCTCGCCGGCGCGGGGGTAGTGCACGCCGAGGATGCAGTCATCGAGGCCCGCCAGCAGCACCTGCTTCGACGACTTGCGCTTGCGTGCCATGACCGGGATTGTACGGGGCGGCGAGTCGTGCCCTCCACACGGCTGCGATGTTCCGGACGCTCTTGTCGGCGAGATCGTTGCGCACGACTGTCGCTGGTGACGGACCGCCGTCGAGGTACTCGGCTAGCCAGCGTCGGTACATGGCGTCGGCATCGCCGTCGGACAGTCCGTTCGTGCGCAGTTTGGCGAGCGTGAGCTCGCGCTCCTGCTCAACCTTGGCGGTCATCACGGTGATGCCCTCGGCGATGACTTCGTCCTCGGTCACAAGCCTCTGCTGTCCGTCCTCCCCATTGACATACCAATCCCCCGCCCCCGCCCGTTCGACCCGTGTACGCCAGGCCGGCTCACGCAGCAACAGACGTCGCATCGCGTCTCGAGGAAGGGGGGTAGGGGGGGTTTTGATTCTCTTTGACTCTGATTCTGATTCTGACTCTGAATGGCATTGCGTGGGCAATGCTCGCGCATTGCTCGCGCATTGCGTCGGCATTGCGGGCGCAGTGCGTGCGCATGGTTCTGGGCGCTTGTGACGGGCTGCCGCAGCACGCTTCGCGTTGTTGCTAACTGCTTCTGCCTTCTCGACTTGCGTGCTACGGACGCTCTCCAACTTCGCGTTTCGCAGCCGACCGTCCTCGTCGCTGCGCTTGAACTTGTCTCTAATTATCAGCCAGTCACCTTCCTGCATCTGCATTGCGCCCGCAATGCGTGCGCATTGCTCCATGCAGTCTGGCACGCTGCCGTTGTCCCACTGGAACACCAGCAGGCTGATGTAGATCCCGCGCTGCGCAGCCGACATGTGGCCGACCGACGCGGCCCATTCCTTCGTGTACAGGGGAAACCAATGCATGATTCTGCCTTCCGTCCGCCATGTAGCGGACAAATGAAATCCTGAGGAGACAGCGGGGAGCGAGTGCGAGCTGACCCGCTGCCCCCCAGGTTGGGTTGTTGAGCGTTTGCACTCGCTCTGGGGTCACAGTCTAGCGTGTCATTTCATCGGATGTTGGAGCAAATGCACTACACATTTGGACATCTGTAGCGCAATGGGACACAACGCCTGAGCGTCTGTCCCCGGCGGCAGGTTCGTTACCCCAATGTTCCGGCGCTGCGGCGTACCTCGCGGCCTTCAGGCAGCACCCATGTCGGCAGTCGAATCCGACGTCACCGCGCCCCTATCCTACCGCCATGCGTCACTGCAACCTGCCGTACCACATCTATGTCAATGTGAACAATGTCGCGCTCGGGCCCGAAATGCCAGCCGGCACGACTCGCGGCATCTTGCACGGCATCTACTGCCGGCCCGGGCAAGCGATCATGGGCCACGTCCTTCTCGAAAGCGGCGCACACTGGTCAGGCATGCTCTGGCATCTCATCAGCACCACGTACACGTTCATGGAGCAGCCGCTGACATTGCAACCATGGGGCGCGATGGGCGAGGACATTGAGGCCTGGCATTGCCACTACCTCGAGGGACTAGTTTGCTCGTCGGTTCGTGGACCAGCATTGCACGGTCGTCACACTGGGATCATGGTGGATTGGCGGGACGGGTTCAGCCGATATCCCGATGAGCACAAGCCGCTAAACATGGTGCACTTGGACGGCGGCCAGTTCGCGCTGCTGCCCAACAACCACCTGTTGTTCAACGACAAGCACTTCGTGCGACCCTCGGCACGTCCGACCGTCAGCAACTACCGGCGCAACTCCGAGGTCATTTGGGGTCCGTAAGCCTGTAACCAAGTTTCCACAGCAGGCGGCTTATGTCGTTGGCGGTCGAAGCGACGGCATCCTCGTCAAGCTCCGGCCTTGCGGCGTGGAGCGCCTCGTGGATGATCGTGTCAAGCATTTCCTGCTCTGACTGCCCGCGTCGAATGCGGATGATGCGCGTGTCGGCGCTGTCGCCGTGCTCGACCTCACCAAAGTTGGTGAGGTGATTCACGAACCTAAACACCCAGTACCGTTGGCCCAGGCGAACACGCATGGTGGTTCACTTGAATCCGCGCTTCATCGCCTTGTACGCGGACGGGCTGACGGTGCTCTTGGACTTGGGTCGGCTAGTGCCGGCGGCCCGACGAGCGTTGATGTTTGCGTACAGGCCGCGCTTTGCTGCTTTCTTTGCCATGTTTACTTCCTCGATGTCTTGCCGCTGCACTTCCACTTAGCACGCGAAAGCCGGAGCGGGCTGTTCGGATCTCGTGCAGCCTTGGGGTGTTGCTTCATCTGCGCGAATGAGCGTGCGCAGTATGCGTCACCCTTGGCGGTTCCGGGCTTGATGCGGTCGCCGCCGCCCTTGGCCTTGCCGGCCTGACCGTAGCTCACGGTGCGGGTGCGTCCGGTTTCTGGGTTGCGAACGGTCTTCGCGAATCGTTTGCCCTTGGCTGGTGTCGGCATGTGTTCTCCTATCTGTCCTTCTGAAATGGTCAGTTACTGCGCCTCGCGCACTTCGTAGCGAAGTCTACGCGCTGGTGTTCCGTTGACCCGAGCATGATCCATGTAGAACCGCAGCCAGAGCGCACCCTTGGGCTTCGGCGGCATGCCCTTCTCGACGGCCCAACCATTCTGCTCGCTGAACTCGTCCTTGTAGCCGGGGCTGCGTACGTGCATCACGCGGTCGAGATACGGGCGACCGTGCAGGGACAAACGCGCCCGCTGAATCGGCATGATCCACTCGTCGTGCGTGTGGCCTGTCCAGATGATGTCGGCGTCGGGCAGGTACACGGCCATGCGTGCGGTCTGGATCGTGCCTCGGGTCACGGGTCCGCCTCCGCCGTATCCGTGGTGCATGTACATCACGATGCTGTTGCCTACGACCTGGCGACGGTCCTTCTGCCGCACAAGGAATCGCACCCAGTTTGCGTAGCTGCCGGCGTGTGCTTGGCATTGCGGATTGCGAGCCTTTGCCGCCTCAACCAGACGCTCGTTCATGTCCGTTTCGTGACGGCGCTTTACGGCAGTTTCGTGATTGCCTGGAGCAAAGATCATCGCCATGTCGGCGTGCGGAGCGATGTAATCGGCTGTCGTTCGGATCACGGTGTCGAGGTACTTGCCGTGCTGATGCTCTGGCCGGCAGGCGCTGGTGTCGCTACGCGGATCCCACT